GCTAACAAAAGCACAGAGGGTATGTTGTCAAACCCCAATGCTAAAGAGTTTGGTGATTCTGGTACTTCTGAAACAGCAAAAGCTACGCCCAAGGCTACGCTTAAAACCGCTGCTAAGCCCGCTGCTAAACCCGTTGCTAAAACTGCTCCTAAAGCTGAATCTAAAGCAGCACCCGCAGATGAGACCAAAATGTCTGTCTCAGAACGTCTGAAGATGAGCCGCGATCGCGCTCGTAGTGGCAGTGGTACAACTGATACACGTTCAGTCAGCCAACGTTTACGCTCAGCTTTTGGCATGAAAAATGGCGGCTCTGCTTCTAGCCGTGCTGATGGTATTGCCACTAAAGGTAAGACTCGCGGGAAGATGTGCTAAGCCATGGCTGATCCAGTCTACACTGCTGAAATGGGGCAACCGCCCATGGATCCCGAAGGCGCACCGGCTTCTAAAAAGCCAGCGGCTAAAAAGCCAGCGCCTAAGACTCCAGCCCCCAAGAAGACTGCGCCTAGGGATTCAGTCTTCCGTGAGGGTATGCCTGTACCACAAGACATTGATGGTGCATCTGTAAGCAAAAAAGCTAAGGGTGGTATGACCGCCTCTAGCCGCGCTGATGGCTGCTGTACCAAGGGTAAGACACGTGGAAAGATGATGTAATCATGATAGCCAGCCGTGGAATGGGAGCCATCTCCCCCAGCAAAATGCCCAAAGGCAAGCGTAAAGCTCGCCGGGATGACACTGATTTCACGCAGTATGCTGAAGGTGGTAAAGTTAACGCTGCTGGTAATTACACTAAACCCAGTCTTCGCAAGAGGATCGTGTCCCAAGTAAAGTCCGCAGCAACGCAGGGTACCGGCGCAGGTCAGTGGTCAGCCCGCAAAGCTCAGCTAGTTGCCAAGAAGTACAAGGCGGCTGGCGGGGGTTATCGAGATTGAAAGCGCCTCAAAAATCCCTTAAAGATTGGGGCGACCAAAAATGGAGAACCAAAAGTGGTAAAAAATCTTCTGACACTGGTGAAAGATACCTTCCAAAAGCTGCGATCAAAAGTCTCAGCCCTGCTGAGTACGCTGCGACGACCAAAGCCAAGCGAGCCGGAAAAGCCGCCGGTAAACAATTCGTAGCTCAACCCAAAACAATTGCAAAGAAAACGGCGGGATTTAGATGACTACTTCTGGAGTTGCAGCGTTTAATCTTGACCTCAATGAGATTGTTGAGGAAGCGTTTGAGCGTGCGGGCTCAGAGCTTCGCACAGGCTACGACTTACGCACAGCCCGCCGTTCTTTGAATTTGTTGTTTGCTGACTGGGCAAACCGTGGCATTAACATGTGGACGTTTGAGCAGGGTACGCTTACCTTAACCCAAGGTTTGGCTACTTACGCACTACCAACCGATACAGTGGATTTGTTAGAACATGTAATTCGTACAGGTGAAGGTAACGTTTCTACGCAGTCTGACTTAACAATTACTCGTATTAGTGTTTCTACCTATGCCACAATCCCTAACAAACTACAACAAGCACGCCCAATTCAGGTGTGGTTTCAGCGTTTAGACGGCCAAACATCGTCCATAGGGACTACATTAAATGGTGGAATATCCGCCACAGCCACTACGATTACGCTAACTTCTACTGCTGGACTGGCCACAAATGGGTTTGTTCTGATTGAGAACGAGACAGTGCAGTACGGGTACATTGACGGTAATCAGTTGATGAACTGCTTCCGTGGCCAAAATAATACAACAGCGGTAGCACATTCAACTGCTGTTTCTGTCTACTCACAAAACTTGCCATCCGTTACTGTTTGGCCGACTCCTGATGGATCACAAACCTACCAATTCGTTTATTGGCGTATGCGCCGTATTGATGACGCAGGCAATGGCACTCGGACTATGGATGTACCTTTCCGTTTCTTGCCCTGCTTGGTTGCTGGACTCGCCTACTATCTTGCACTTAAGGTAGAGAACGGCGCTCAGCGTTTGGAAGTCCTCAAAGCTCAATACGACGAAGCTTGGCAGTTAGCTGCGGGAGAAGATCAAGAACACGCCTCCTTGCGATTTGTTCCACGTCAGATGTATATATCGTAATGGGCAATAGGTTTGCTTCCGGTAAGAACAGTATCGCCATGTGCGATCGCTGCGGATTCCAGTTCAAACTTACAAAGCTACGCAAAGAAATTAAGAAGACCAAAATTTATGACTTGCTTGTGTGCCCTGAGTGCTGGGATCCAGATCAGCCGCAGTTGCAGTTGGGTATGTACCCAGTGGATGACCCGCAAGCAGTACGCAATCCGCGTAGGGATACAACCTACTATACGGCTGGTACAAACGGTCTGCAGATAGTAAACTCAACTAGCACCAATCAAAACGCGGCTGGGTTTACGACAGGTGGTTCTCGGGATATTCAGTGGGGCTGGAATCCGGTTGGTGGGTCAAGGAATTTTGATAGTGTATTAACACCAAACTACTTGGCATTAGGCGTACAAATTGGTACAGTAACGATACAAATAGGAGTCTAATATGGACAAGAAAGATTTAGCTCAAGACAAAAAGATGATTAAGTCTGCTGTCGGTAAGCACGAGAAAAACATGCACCCCGGCAAGAAGCCTACAAAGCTTAAAGCTGGTGGCCCTACAACCGATGACCGCATGCGTTTAGGACGTAACCTGTCCCGCGCCGCAAATCAGGGGAAATAATCATGGCTAAATTTAGCAAAAAAGTGATGGGTAAAGAAGTTGGCGACGCCGCCACTTATGCTGCACCGCACAAAATGAATGGCAAGCCTCTGGTAATGTCGACTAACCCCGGCAAAGATTCCAGCATTAGTAGCCTTAGCACCATGAAGATGAGTGTTGGTAACTATAACAACGGCCAGAATGAAACTAAAACTTCAGGCATCAAAGTTCGCGGTACAGGCGCTGCGACTAAAGGCTTGATGGCCCGAGGCCCGATGGCATGAATTACGCCGCACTCAGCACTGCTATTCAGGCGTACACGGAGAATACCGAAGCGAGTTTTATCGCTGAGATACCTGTGTTCGTTCAGCAAGCTGAGCAGCGTATTTACAACTCGGTTCAGTTCCCTTCTATCCGTAAGAATGTGACGGGTTCAGTATCAACTAACAACAAGTATCTGGGTTGCCCAAGTGACTTCTTGGCTGTGTACTCAATGGCAGTTGTGGATGGTACGGGCGCGTACGAGTATCTGTTAAACAAAGACGTTAACTTTATTCGTCAGGCGTACCCTGTTCCTACAGACACAGGACTGCCGCGATACTACGCACTGTTTGGCCCTCAGAGCAATGACATTAATGAGTTGTCGTTTATTCTTGGCCCAACGCCGGATGCCACATACACTGTAGAACTGCACTATTATTACTACCCACAGTCTATTGTGACCGCTAGCACAACATGGCTTGGCGACAACTTTGACACGGTGTTGTTATACGGTTCTTTGGTAGAAGCCTACACCTACATGAAGGGCGAGCAAGATATGATGGCGCTCTACAATGGTAAATACCAAGAAGCTCTTGCTCTAGCAAAACGTTTGGGTGATGGTATGGAGCGTCAAGACGCGTATCGTTCTGGACAGTTCCGACAAAAGGTAACTTGATATGGCAATTCTTCAAACGGCCACCACAAGCTTTAAGATTGAACTTCTTCAAGCGGTTCATAACTTTGGCCCAACAACGCCTAACACTTTTAAAGTTGCGCTGTATACGGCAGCGGCGGATATTGGTTCGGCTACAACCATCTACTCAACAACCAATGAAGTGGTAGGCACAGGCTACACGGCTGGTGGTAACACTCTGGTTATTTCCACGTCGCCAACGGCTGCAAATAATAGCGCCGGTGTACCCACTGCTTACATTTCATTCAACAATACAAGTTGGACAAATGCCACGTTTACTGCCCGAGCAGCCTTAATCTATAACGTTACTCAGGGCAACAAGTCCGTAGCCGTTTTGGACTTTGGTTCAGACAAAACAGTAAACAACGATACGTTCCAAATTATCTTCCCAACTCCCGATGCCAACAGCGCCATCGTGCGCATCTCTTAAGGATTTATCATGCATACAGAAAAAAGCACCGCCGAAGACTCTGTCTCTGCTGGCATTGCAGTCCGTCCACAAAGCGCTGAAGGCGTGGGTGCAGGCGGCGTTTACACGGTTATTTGCCACGATGCAAACGGCAACATGAAATGGTCTGACAGCTTCCACAACTTAGTTGTGAATCAAGGCCTGCAAGACATGAACTCCAAGTATTTCTCAGGCGCTGGTTACACGGCAGCTTGGTTCTTGGGTTTGGTAACTGGCCCCGGCTCAGGTACAACGTTTGCAGCAGCAGACACACTGGCCTCTCACGCGGGCTGGACAGAGAACACCGCTTACACGGGCACCCGCAAGGCCGCAACGTTTGGTACAGCGACTACGGCGGATCCTTCTGTCATTAACAACGCTGTAGCCACCGGCGGAACACCAGCCGTGTTTACCATGAGTTCTAACGCGCAGACTATTGCAGGTGCGTTCTTGTGCAGCGTAACTTCCGGTACGTCTGGTATTTTGTTCTCTGCCGGTGATTTCACAGGCGGCGACAAGCTCGTAGATAGCGGCGATACACTGACAGTTACATACACCTTCTCTCTTGACGCGGCCTAATTAGGTACTGCGGTGTTTGGAGATGTTA